TTCTCTTTTTTCTCCTGCTCCACCAACTTCTACATTATATCCTATATTTCTATTAGTTGAATTATATAATCTAATATAGTGTTTTTCTAACTCATTAGTTAATTCTTGATTAAAATCTCCTTCAATTATAATTTCTTTTTTGAAATTAACTTTACCATATTTTTTAACTGCTTGTTTAATAATTAAACCTCCACCATAGTATCTATCTCTTTTACCATTAGTTTGTCCAATATATATTCTATTAGTTATTAAATTGGTTATTTTATATATTTGCATTTTTCCTTTTTTAAAATAAACATAAGGGATTTTAACCCCTTATGTTATAATTTGATAGTATTTTAACTTAAACCATCGACATCTAGCACCAATTGGGCTGCATCTGTAGGATTTCTCAACATAATACCTTGCTCACTCATTGCAATGAAATCATATCCATCTTTACCTGTTGCACTAGAACCATTCTTTTTAGGTCCCATTGGGCCATATAAACCTTCAACATATGTACTCACCATCTCACGTCCTTTAGTGTAAACCTTTTGAATATTTGGTTCACCTTTAGAATATGATTTAAAGTTCAAGAATGTTGCTTTATAAGATTCAGCTGGTCTTCCAGTTTGAGGATGTAACAAACGATTTCTCACTACAGAGTTATATGGAGCATATTCTTTCAATGTAATTTTATCTCCATTTAAACCTACATATGTCATAAACTGACCACCTAGTTTCAAATCTTGACCTGAACCAGTAACAAACACTGTATCAACAAGTGTATAATTAGCTGCTGAGCGTTTTAATGCTTGGTCAAATAAATCCATGAAATTTCTTCCACATAATGCAACATATTCTCTTGGTCCATCTTCTGTACCATTGAATGCTAAGTCATTCATAAAATTTCTTAGGGTTGCTTCTGTTAAGTCTGTATATAGACGTTTGTTAGAAGGAGAAATTTGTTGTTCTAGACCTGCTGATAGATAAACTGGATTACCAGATGCACCTTTCATGTCAGTGGTTCCATTTGCTTTCACATTTGATTTACCATACATCAACATAATTTCAATTTCATCCATCCATTGACACCAGAATTCCCACTCTGCATATTTAACCCATGTAGAAGCCATTTCTGTTCCATCAGGATTCATCAATTTCATTGTCAACACTTTATCATGTACAGCACCTGTAATAGAATATTTTTTTCTAACAGTTGACATGTAGTTTTGTAATTTAATTGGCATTGTGTAGTGAGTGATACCAGAAGTTTCTGAATGATCATTTTCTACAGCATTGAAATCTTTAGATAATTCTTTACCTACAACTAACAAAGAAGCTGGACAATAATCTGCTTGGTTATTAGATACTAATTGTAATGTCAAAATGAAATCAACGCCATCATCATAAGGTTCTGCCATAACTCTGAAAGTGTAACGTGGATCATCAGGTACAATTATATCACCTTCTGCAAACCATTTTTCACCAACACCAATTTTAATTAATGTAGAAGCAATACCAGGGGTAGCTGTAACATCATCAAAATGACTTCTAGTGATAGGAATAGCTTTTCTGCTATCACCCATAACACTCCATTGATAAACAATGTCATTCATTTCTTTTGCTTTACCCATACCACCTGTTAAGAATGATAGAGCATTTTTGTAACCATTTTGTTGGTTATAAACTCTTGTAACTACCATTGAAGCCATTTCTGGTTCAATCATAAAAAAGTTTCTTAGGTGGGATGCTTGAGTTAAACCAGCATGCCAATTAGTTTTGGTTATTTGTAAATCGCTTATTTGCATTTTTTAATTTATTATATTTATTGTTATTTAAAAACTTTCTTAAATCCTTCAAAAGGATTGTCTAAATTTTCATCATCTCTTTCAATATTACTTTTTGGAGATTTTAATTTAGATCTTGTATCTGTATAATTTGATAATTTATCTCTTAATTTAGAAACTTGTTTTGTTTCAACTTGTTTCTCTAGAGATTTCATATCCCATTTATTTTTTAATAGGTAAGCATAAATATATCTAGCATCTTTATTTTCCCTATCATCAATTTGCATTTGTGTAAGTCCTTGTTTCTTATCAACTATTTTAGTCATATAAGACCAAGTGTCTTCTTTCATTTTAGGTGTCATTTTAAATCCACCTATTGTATCTTTATCAAATAAACCTTTTTTGAACTCATCCCAAACTTGTTTATTCTTTTCCTCTTGTTCTTTAGCATAAGCTTTTTGAGTTTCAAGTAGAAGATTTTGATTTTGTTTTTCTACCTTCTGAAGTTTCTTTAAAAACATTTCTGCTTTCTTATCTAACTTATCAGTGTCTTCATATAAAGCTAATTCTTCTGCAATTTCTTCATCTGAATATTCTTCAAGTTTTAAAGCTTCTGTAATTACATACTTTTTATTTTCTTCTGATGTAATATCAAAATCTTCAAATGTAGCTTCTCCATAATAATATTTATGGAAGTCTGCTGGTTTACCTCCAGCTTCAACAAATTCAAGGAACTTTTTACCATCTTCTGGAATTGATTCTTTATATTTTTCAATTCCACTTTTAATAGTTCTATCTACAACTTTAGCTAAATCTTTTTCTGATTCAAATTTATCAGTTTCTTCTAAATCTAAAACTCCTTCTTCACTTAGAAATTTAGCAAAACCATCAAATTCATTTGATTTAACTTCTGGTTCTTCAATTTCTTCTTCCTCTTCTTCTGTTTCTTCAACTTCTTTAGAAACTGCTTTTTTACCTTTAGTTTTTAATTCTTCAGAAGCTTGATTTAAAGCTGCTATATCTTCTTCAGATAAATCATCAGAATTGTCTGATGTTTGTTCTACAGATTTTTTAGCTGGTTCTTTTTTTGATGCTGATTTAGGTGTAGGTTCATTTAAAAAATTAAACCCCTCAAATACATTCTCAATTTCTTCTGTTGTTTCTTCTGCTTTTTTAGCCATGTTATGTTTTCCTTTTTCTTTAATTTAGTCTCCTATTTGTAATATACATTAATTTAATTAAAAATGCAAATTATTTATAAGTTATTTTAATATGTAAAAATTTGTTTTTGTAAATTTGTATAGCTTATTGTTTATATCAGAAAATGAATCATGTTATTTTTTATTTTAAATTTTCTAATTTATATAAAGTTTCATAACAAAGTGTACTAATTTCATCTAATTGATTTAACACCCAACTCTCTTTAAATGAATTATATACTGCTCCACCATCTGTCATTTTAGCTAACTCTTTAATTAGAATTATAGGGTCTTTATAAACTGTTGATGGAATTGTTATATTTAATATTCCATATTTACCTTGATAACTTTCAATTAGTCCATCTGTTAAATCTAATATTTCTTCATAGAAATCATTTAATGCTTTATGTTGACTAAATGATTTAGTTGATAAATGTAATAGATGTGCTTGATTTCTAATATTAAATAATGAGCCAAAGAAATCTTCTGGTTTTATTTTTGTTGATTTAAATTCTAGTGCCATTATTTCTTAATTATTTTTATATTTCCAAATGAAACCCATTGCTTTATTTCTTTCACCTCTGCAACATGCACATATATTACCAAAACTTCCATTAAGTTTAATAGACGCATCCATTGCTCCCTTCCATTCTTTAATAAGATTCATATTTAAATCATATTGTAAAATTGGAATACTTTTTATATCACTTAACTTTTCACCAAAAGAAATTGGTTTTAATTTACCTTTATTTGCTTTTGAAATCTTATCTTTTGTTTCTTGTAACATTTTCCAACCATCTTTCTTTATTTTTGTTTTTAGTATAGATTTTTTAGATGGACTTCCATTATACGCATCTCTCATATTCATTCCTCCCTTTTTATCTGCATCCATAGAACATTGTGATCCTATCCAAATATTTTCTATATCTTTTAATATTAATTCTGGAATATAATTTTGAAGGATTTCAAATTTTATATTATCTTCTCCATATTTATTAAAGCAATTTTGCAAAATATCATTAGCATGTTTATTATTTCTTAATAATGATAAATGAACTCCTTTTCTTTTTTCATAACATATTGAAGATCCAATGATAAATTTATTATTTGAGATACATGTTATTTTATATATTTTTCCTAGTTTCATTTTTTATTAGTTTTCGGTTTAGCTTTAATCTTCATTTTTTCAATTTGAATTTTTTTATCTGCTAATTCTTTATCTGCTTTATGTTTTTTATTAGCAAGTTCAATTTGATTTTTATCTTGAATTTTAGTTGCTTCTATTTTTAATTTTTCAATTTTTTCTTTAGAGGATAGTTTCTCTTTTTCTAATTGAATTTTATCATTGTGCTGTTTGCTTTTATTATCTTCAGAAAATTTATTATGATTAGTCTCTGATGCCAATTTTTGTTGTTCTAAGAATATTTTATTAGATAGTTCTTGTTGTTTTAAAGCATTATCTGCTGTATTAGATATGTTTTCAACTGGAGCTTTATCTAAAGCAAATGCTGTCATTTCGGCAGTTTCTAATTTTGTTTTATTATTCTCATCAGCTATATATTGTTGTAAATCTCTATCTTTTTGTTTTTCATCTGATGTATATGCTTGAATAGCTTGTTCATGTTGTTGTTGCATTTGAGCAATTTGTTGTTCATGTTCTTGTTGAGATTTAGCTTGTTCCTGTTGTCTTTGATAGAAATCTGCTTCTGCTTTCTTTAATATATGTACAATATCTTTAGGACTATCATTTAACACTGTATCAATAATTGTACTTAAATCAGCTTTTTGTTGTTCCATAGCCACTTGTGCTAATTGGTCAAGCTTTTGTTTAATCTCTTTATCTTTAGTTAAGTTAGAAATAAATACAGAGAACTCACTATTCTCAAATTCAAATTCATCTAATTGTAATATTTCAAGTCCTAAGTCATCATTTACATATTGTGTAACAAGTCCTTTTTTCCAAGCTATCTTAGCCACTTCTATAATACCTGTATAGAACCTTCTTTTAATCTCCTGGTGAGCATCAAATAGATATTGTGTAATAGTTTCACTAGAAGCTCTAGCTTGTTCTACATTGCTTACAGCTTCATCCTGGTGTATCTTACCAAGTCTTTGTTGATTAACTCCTGATACATTATAAATCTGTTGGTCAATAAATGATAAATAGTTCATATATTGTTGAACAGATTGAGCTAATGACATATCCATTACATTGAATTGATTGAAATGAGCACTAGCCATTTTACCTTGAGCCATACCCTTTCTACCTTCTTCAAATGAATTTATAAAAGCTATTTTAGTTTCTTTCAAATAATATAACCATTGTTCTACATCAATTCCCTCACTTCTAGGAATTTGAGCTAAGTCCATTAACATCACTTTACCAATATCACTAGCAAATACTAATTGTAATTTATAAGAAATAATATCATATAAATATTGGTAACTTTTTAATCTATCTACTAAACTAACACTTCTAGAATTAGTTGCCTCATATATAAATCCTGTATACCCTAATTGACAATAATAAGGATTATCCATTCTTCTTCTTTGATTAGGTTTAGCTCTAATACCAATATAAATATCTTGAGCTATTCTAACTCCTTCCCATGATTCATTAATCCAATATTTTTCTAATTCTGCATCTGGATAGAGTGATTTAAAATCATTCCACATTGGAAAGAATGTTTCATCTACTAATTTTTCAACTGGTTCACCTGTAACTTCATCTGTATATTTTAATGTTGCTACAAGTTTCATTGAAATCCACTCAACTCTACAAACTCTAATAGCATAGTTCATAGAATTATTATTTCTATTAACACCTGTAGGACTAACACCTTTTAAAGCTGTACCTCTTTCATCTGTTTGAAATATAGGATCAAATCCACCTGCTGCTGAAAATGTTCCAAATGAACCTCTAGAATATGTATCTAATTTATCTAAATCTGCTTTAGTTAATTCATCACCATATTCATCTAATATAGATGGGATTGTTAAAAGTCTTTCTTCTATTACAGCAATAGCATCATCTATAAATACATTATCATCATCTAATATAACTGTTAGATTTAAAGGATTAACTTTTCTAGCATCAGGTTCACCATTTGTAATACCCATCCAATAACATTCTTCTCCAGCTATTAAAGCATCTTTAAATCCCTGGTTTAATAACCATTTAGTGTTAAGTCTCTTTTTTAATATTTTTAATATTTTATTAGCTTTCTTCTCTATCATATCTGATGGAGAATATCTTTCATTCTTTAGAATTTCATCTGGAGTTTGAGGAGGATTATTTTTATCTACAGAATCTGGATCTATTTCTGCTTGTAGATTTTGCATTAATATATCAAGAATCTTCTTCTTTAGATTAGTTTGTTTTCTATTTAAATCATCTGGAGCTTCAGAGAATACTAATGTGGTGTCAGGTTTAATAGACTCTTCACCTAATAGTTCATGTATAATGGGGGATATTTTATCATGGTGCATGAATGAATTATCAAATGAACTAGAACCTGTTCCTAATGGGTCACATATTTTAGATATATCATTTTGATTAACAATACCATTCATTAAATCATAATTAATTAGTTTATGATTTCTATCACTTCTAAGTCCACTGCCATTAGTATATCTAAATGCTATATAGTAATCTAAAGATGCTTCTCTCCAACTTTTATTTTTTTGAGAAAGGGGTAATTTTTGTACAGGTAAAGTTGCCATTATTTATTTGCGTTTTTATATTTCCAGATGAAACCACCTGATGTTTTAATTTGATTTTTACAACATTGTGTTATACTACTTTTTAAAATTCCTAATTCTAATTGAATATCAATTCCTCCATCCCATTCTTTAATTAGTTCATTATTTAAATTAAATTGTAATATTGGTTTCTTATGTTTATCACTCACCTTCTTTTTAATTTCTGGTGGTAAATTTTTAAGACTATTACTTATTTTAATACTAGATTCTTTTGATCTTGGTGCTCTTTTAGATTGTCCTAATTTTAATTTATTTTTATATTCTTCAGTTATGATATAACCATTAACACCATCACCACCATTAGTATGATTTACTAAACTTCCTAATCCAAGATCTCTTCTTCCTATTTTCTTTATATAGAATCTTTCTTTTTCACAAGCTTCTTTCCATGATAAATTTGTTTCACAAATATCTACTATATATCCATACTTATTTACAATATTAAACCATAGTTTACTTCTATGATGTTTTTTATAAGGTCTTTCTTTATTACCTATTCCTACATAAAATATTTCATTTTTAAGAGGGTTTATATGAAAATAAACACATGTATTATTTATTAACATTAATTATTGAATTTAAATTTGTTTTGTGTTAGATTTTTATTCCATAACTTCTTTAGAAATGGATCATTACCATAAGACATTGATGAGTTAACCATTAAGTCTGCATGGATTTTATGTAGTTCTTTAGTTTGAAGAATACATAACATGAGAGCAATAGCTCTATCAGTGTTAGTTTCTCCATCATAAGCTATTAATTCTTTTAATAATGGAATAGATTTAATAAAATGAAAGTTGAATCTTTTATTACCATCTACATCATCTTTTTCTGTATAAAGCCAATCTCTTGTATATAATTCACACATGTCTTTAATACCAGAACTTCCTCCACTTCCTCTAGTCATGTGTACACCATAACCTCTTTGTACTTTAGAATCTTTTATAATATCTTTAATCATATGGTCTGGTTGTTCCCATAGATATTGTAAGGAGTTCTTTTGTAAGAAATAGTTTTTAAATCCTTTTAATTGGTTCTCATATAGACACTTAGCATTATAATAAATACAAAGTCTTCTACAATTTTCATAGAATTCATCTGCTGATTTAGGTCTACCTGTATATTCAGCAACTATTATATCATATGTCCTACCTAGTTGATAGAATCTTTTATATATAAAGAATGAACCTAATGAATTAACAGATGATTTATCCATATCATAAGGGTCACATCCAGCTATATATAAAGCATGAGGTATTTCTCCATTTGTATATTCAGGTCTTTCCCAAATAGCAATACAACCTGTAGAATTTTCTTCTGCTAATAATGGGAATGATGTAATATATTCTAATTCATCTGATGGTTGAAATTCTAGTTTTGAGTCTCTCCACACTAAATTACCTTTCTCCATTTGATCTCTAAGTGATGGTGTAGTTTCTAATTCACCTAACCATTCTAACATTTCTGGAGAAGAAAATATAGCTCCTTTATTTCTTAAAAAAGCTTCTTGCCATGTTATAGGAAACTGTGTTGTAGCTAAATGTATTGCTCTAGGATCTAATCCTCCTTTAGCCATTTCTCTCATATACATTAAATCATCATATGCAGCTTCTTCATTTGAATTTCCTTCTGCATCAACCATTGGTTGTTTATACCATTGTGATTTAGGATTTTTACATGTACCCCATCTACCTTTAGTTGCTGATGAAAAGAATCCTATTACTTTAGATGGATTATCAGGATCTTCAAATTCAAGCATAGTGTATTTTCTAGGATTAATAAACATATCATAGAAATATTTTGAACCTGAATCCATATCTCCTGCTGAACCATATATAATTGCTATTCCTGTATATGATGAACCATCTTTAATTAGAGGTTCTGTAAATCCCCAGGATTCTGTTATATTAGGAAATAAACCTGCTTCATCCAATATTAACACTGATGCTGATTTACCTGCTGCTACTGCTGGTCTATCTTTAAATGTAATTGATTCTACAGATGATTTATATCCATGCCATACTTTAACTCCACCAATATCCTTTTGATGTTGTGACATAAAATAATCTTTTAAATCTGGATTTCTAATATGACCAAATGGTGTAAATGTAGAAATATGATTTAAATAACCTGTAACCATATTCATTGTACCTTGTGAATATGTACCTAAAAAAGCTCCAATAATACTTCTGGATTCTTTAAAGAATGTATATTCATGTGTACTAATTGATGCTCCTTTATAACTCCATCCCTGCCTTCTACCTTTCACTGCAAGTAATGATTTCTCATTTAACTTACAATATTCTATCATCCAAAAATATTCATAGTCTAAGTCTACAAATTTTGGAAAATTGAATGTCTTTCTTTTTCTTTTAGAAGCTTCATCTTCTGATTGTGATAGGATAGGACAAAAGTTTAAATAGAAAAAATAATTCCCAGAGATTTTTATTCCTTTAGAATTAGTCATTCCATTTATACATTTATCTTTTACATCTTTCCAGAATTCTCTATATTGAATAGACTCTTCTGGAATATTACAATATGTTCCTGTAGTTTCAAATGTTTTAGCTAAATAAGTAAACTCATTTGTACATTCAAATACTTCTACATTAGGAATATATTTATTAAATATCTTCATTTTCTAATAATGATAGTTTAGCTCCACCTCTAATTTTAGAACCCATTTGTTCTTCTGCTGCCACTTTCTTTTCTAATATAGCCAATGTCTCAATATTTTTTCCTAGCTTCTCACCAGCACTTAATACAGAAGAAACTAGTTTCATAGATTCTCCTATATTATCTTGATCAAATTTCATATCATCTACAGAATCAAAGAAGTCTTTAACTTTCATTAAAGCTTTCCTATATGAATCTAATAATGCTCCTGATACTGTTTTATTTAAATCTTTTTCAGACTCCTTCTTTTTAATTTGCTTAGTCATTATCTAATTGTGTACATATGTATATCTCTCAATATTTCTTCTGTCATTATGAACTTTTGCCAAATAATTTCTTCATTATTTATCATTCCTAACCATTCATATTCATTTCCTATTTTATATTTATTTTCTTCCACTATTATCCTTTTAATAATTTATTAGCTTCATCTGGAGAAACTATTTCTATTTTCTTTTTACCTTCTAACTCACATAGTCTTTTATCAAACTCTATTCCAGCTGCACCATAATCAGATAGTGCTACATGTATATCTTTAATTGCATTTTGTATCACTAATATCCTACTATAAAGTTCAATTATAGCTCCTACAGCATCTATATACTTTTTACCTTCTAATTCCTTAGTGTAAGAGGTAATAAACTCTGAAGCTTTCAAATCTGTTGTATTCATTATAATTTTTCTACTTTATATTTTTTAGATAATTCTATTATAAATTCTTCAATAGATTTTGGTTTTCCAAATCCTCTATAGTTATCCCAAGATTTATTCCATTCTCTAAACTCTTTTAACAACTCTTCCATTATTCAGACATTAATTCTAAAATCTCATATTGCTCTAATGTTAAATCAGAGAATTGATCTAATTCTGCTGTTGAAAATACTTTTTCTAATATAACATCACTATCACCACTTAATACCTCTTGCCATTCTTTGTTGGCTAGTTCTGTATTTAATACTCCTTCTTCTGTATACTGTTCTATTAATTTCTTTTTAACTTCATTTAAATCTTCTGCTGATTTAATTAAAGACTTTTTATTTTTCAATACAATTTTTAATTTAACTCCACCTAATTTTAGGTTTTCAATTTTACTAATCTTATCTAGTGTTGTAAATACTTCTATATTTTTCATTTCTTTTTTAATTTATTATTGCTATCAAACCTTTTGTACCCAGTTATATATAATGGAGATATTAGTTTATGTACATAATCAAATGAATGTGCCACTCTATAATATGATTCTCCTTCTTTAATATTACACCATTTACTACTTATTTCTCCATTAGGTTTTATATATTCTTCTGTTTGTATTACATGACTATCAAATGACTTCCTACATTTTACATTCCTTTTTATTAATTTAGGAGGAATATCTGGATGTACTTGTGGTTCATATATATCCACTAATGTATTTAATATTATTGTAGCCATATTTAATTACCACTTTTTTAATGGACAATGACTGTCTGGTGATTTAGTTTTTAAATTTAGAAAACATCCACACCCTCCTTTAGACTTGTCACATTTATTATTTGTTCTAATTGGACATTCAAAACATATCTTTAATCTATTTCTGGATAGTTCTCTAATTTCATCATTTGGAAATAGATTATTAACAAATCCCTCAAATATTTCCTTTGCTTGATTGCTCATTCTCCCTCTTTTTACTTTGAATTTTATTTATCACCCAGGTTGATTTCCTATCTAGTTTTCTAGAGAACTTGCCAATATAAAATATTTGTATTGGATTGAAATCTCCAGATTGTATTTCTTTATGTGTAAACTTCCATTGAATCCTATTAATCTGTTTAACTAAATTAGGATGGAGATTTAATTCTTCAGCCACTTTAGTAGATATTTCATCAACTGTTATAATCATTTTACATCTTCTATTATTTCCACTTTTGAAGGAATACTATTTTCTTTTAGAAACCAATACACTACATTTATTAGTCTTGGTATATCCTTTTCAGCTATTATAATCTTTGTTACCTTCTTCTCTGATTTAATAACTATTTCCATTAATTTACACTTTCTTCTAGTTTTAAAGACTTAACTAATATACATCCTTCTTCTACAATCTCTTTAATATTCATTGTAACATCTTGATGGTTATTAGTGAAGTATTCTATATTCTCTTTCATTCTCCAATATAATTCAGATAGTTGCTCATCATCTTCTGGAAACACTTTAGCTATTGTTATCTTCATATATTTCAAACTTCACTTTAAATTCTTTATTCTGTATATATGATAATATCTTAGGATTAATAACTGTCTTCTTGTTGCTATCTTGTATTAGGACAGATTTACCTTTCATCCTTTTTATATTATTAGATATTACATATTTACTTTTGTTTAGAGATTTAATTAAAAGATTCCTACTAGCTGTTGAAACACTAATTGCTCCATGATTTAACATAACACTTATTATATCTATTTCCACTGGTGTTAGATTCAGGAAACAATTTGCTACATTCAATGCAGCTTTAACATAGTTAGTCTTTGATATTTTAATATTCTCTTCCATATATGTAATATACAATATTTTTCTGTAATTTCCTAATTAATTGTTAACTATTTTTAAAATAATTTATTTGTTAATCTTCTTTGTTAACTTCTGTTATATTAATATCCTTTTGCAATAAGACTTGAAACATATCAAACTTATTATTATCTACTTTTTGATTAATGTTCATTTGCTCCATAGCAAACTGTAATTTATCTAATGGAAGTTGTTCTAATTGTTCTTCTGTTAAATCTTCTATTCTAATATTCTGTAATTCCATCCTCTTTTGTATATAGTTCTTCTTCTTTCTTTCTACGTTTCTGTACTTTTAAATCTAATTCATTAATATGTTCTTCTAATTCATCTGGTTTAATATGTGTGTTATATGATAGTCTATGTATTCCTGGTTTTAAATGTACTCCTTGTTCATCTATATATTCTATCTCATCATCAAAGAACCATTTACTCTGTGACTTAATTCTTTTTTCTTTCATTATATAATTTTATTATTTCATTATAATACTCTTTAGATGTTTTTATATCCTTTGATAGGATTTCATCTATATCACTTTTATATATCATTACATTATTATTTATTAATCTAATTTGATGTCCATTAATAACTTTAAACTCTATTAATATTCTCATTTGTAATTTATTCTGTAATATTTTATTAACTCTGTTAGACTTTTAAATGCTCTTCTGTCATCCTTTGTAAACATGATTGATATTTTCATACAACAATCTTTATTACAATAATACATTTTCTGTGGAAACATTATTTTAATTTATAAATTAATAGATATTTCTTACTTACTGTTGTCATTATATTTTTCCTAGTGTATGTTTTACTATATTAAAATGTTGTTGATAATCTCTTAATAAATCTGGTACATAATAATATGGGTCATAATTATTATTTAAAATATTATTAAATTCTAATATTTTAGCTTTTAATAATTCATTCTCTTCTTTTAAATTATTAGTTTCTTTAATAATTAAATCTTCTATTAACCTTCCTGTTTTAAATGCAAATGCACTTATAGTTTCATTATCCATTTATTCTTAATTGTTTATTAAGTTCCTTTTTTAACATTTTATCAAACTCATCCATTGTTTCTTTATTCACTCACATAACAAATTCTCTTTCTTTACTAATTCTATCTCCTTTAATGAATCTACCTTTTTCATCTCTAGGTTGAACTGTACTTCTATATTCTAAATCTCTTATAAACTTTTTAAAATCTTTTAATGTTAATTCTTTGTTTGAGTTATAACTATTAGAATTTTCTATTTGTACTAATAATCCTTTAGATTTCATTAAAATAATTAATTATTAATTGTAGATCTGTTACTTTATTTTTAATTTGTATTCCTTTTATTTGTCTTGTAGAAATATTATCTATATCATGTTTAATATTAATATGAGATATTTTATTTCCATTCCTTTTTATTTCTAAAAGAGTAAATTTATTTAAATATAAATCTTTTGATATTTCAACAAACTGATTTAGTTTTATTATTTTATTTACATATGTATTAGTGTATTCATCTAAATCTATTAATTCTAATGTATAAGATTTAATGTTCATTAGTCTTAATATCCTTTTTAGACTGTTCTGTAATTTGTTTCTTTTCATTGTCAAATAATTTCTATACAACTATTAGAATCATTTGTTTGTAAAACTAAACATATTGAATCTTCATATATATTTGTTATTCTACAAATTCTACCTTCATACCAAACTGAATTATATTGTTTTAAATTATCCTTGTCTGGTTTATTATACCAATATGAAGAGTGTATAACAAATGTTGTTCCATATTTTCCTAATTCTATCATGAGACAAATGTAATAAATTGATTTGACAATTCCTAATTAAATTGGAATTATTTTTTAAATTTTTTGTAAAATTTTTAAATGTCTTAAAATTATTTTTTAAAAATTTGTGTAGGTTGAGAGATTGACCAGCACCTTCCACCCACCCCATCCCAGTTTTGGCAGGAAATCAAATTCCTATTAGTCTCATTTGAATTATCAAATTTATAAGCTTTATTGTTATGCTGAAACAATTTATATTAATACATAATACATAATTCCCTCATTATGCAAGTTAACACAATTAAAGACTATTGTAAGTCTAAAGGATTTACACAAATAGCACCATCAATTAGAAGTAACACTAATGGTTATCCATTTATTACATTCATTGATGCTGCTAATAAAGCAGAGAATATCTATTTTAGTAAGAATGCAGCATTAGCTGTTGGAGCTGGACAACCAGTTACAAAAGACATGCTAACTGTATATCAGATTGGTATAACAGAGAATGCTGCTGGAGAACAGAGAATTAAGTTAATCTCTAATAGTGAGAGAATTAATTTAGCCTCATTGTGGGACTAATCAAGGATAACAAGTGTAATTGAACAAGCTTGTCTGATGTTATTCTAGATTGCCAGAACAGGACACTCATTTGGGTGTCTTGTTTATTTATTTAGTAATCAATCACAAATTATAATGAGACCTAGAATCTATAAACCTAATCCAATTGTTACAAAACCTGTAATAGTTGCTAGCACTGTTCCTAAGTTTAGGAATGTATTAGTGCAATTGTATTCACCCTCTAAAACTAAAATATTATGTTTAAATTAGTATTAATAATTGTAGGAATGGCATTAATGTATACAATATACAGAAATGCTAAAGAAATTGATGGGGGAGATGATGATGAAATGAGAATGGGAGGTTATCCACAAACTTAATAGAATATAATCACAGGTTAATTAACAATTGGTAGTTGTAGCCAATTCTTAGTTAACTTGTTGATTATTAATATATTGAAGATATTGGAATACATTTGATAGAGAGTCATCCTGAGTTGTACTTGGAGATGATATAATTAGGAATTAACCTATTCATAATTCTATGTATTCCTCTTATATTAATTAGAATATTAATATTAAATTAAATATTAATTAATATATTAGAGATTAGAAAATAGAAAGTTTAGTTGCAATAGCTGCAACCTTTCAAATTAATCAAGCTAATCCTTTCTAGTTAATTAGTGTCTTGATAGATGTAAGCAATTATATTCAGATTGGATACTTAATGTCTCCTTAGTGCATTTCACAATCCTTAGGAGATTTATACATTTTTATTCAAGGTGTTACTTTAGTCTCAAACCAATTTTAGGTGAACACACAATCTTTATTTTAATCCTTCTGTAGAGATCCTTATAAACTGATAGATTTCTCTATTTTAACTAAGGGCTACAGAAGCTGTACTCATTATCTATATGTAATATAACATATTTTTACCAGAATTCCTAATTAATTTGCATTTATTTTTAATAATAATGTAAATAATTTATAAATACTTAATAATCAACATATTATGAATATATATCTAATTGAAAAACAAACTGAAGCTTGCTATGGTGAATGTGATTCATCTGTAGTTGTAGCTAATAATGAAAGTGAGGCTATATCTATTAGTGATATAAGTACTTATTTTGGTATAACTTGTAAATTAATTGGTGTAGCAGATAGTAGTATTAAAGAATCAATTGTAATATTATCATTAGTAAAAGAATAATTAATTTATAAATAGTTGATATTCAATTACATACATACTAATTTAATATTTGCTTTAAGATTTAATTTAGGGTGTAATATGTATGTAATTAATTATGTTGTTGTTAATATATAATATATAATAGAATGGAGTTCTATATATAATGCAAAGCTTTAAACAACATCATATAATTGTCTGATAATTAGTTAGTTATATTAATAATAGTTGAATTATTCGTCTAACTTAATATTATTATGTAACTGATTGATTATTAGATGATTAGAAATTAAGAATATTTAATTGATATGTCAAATATAATTGATTTTAAAAGCTGAAATGCTAGTGTAACTAGGGAGAGGTGTATTATCATTCATCTTTCTATCACATTTGTCATATTTTCAATTTCATTATTATTCTCACATTTAATTATAGCTTTTTATTATGAAAACTAAAA